ACAGCTACTAAGTTTTTCATACATAAGGCTGTTGTGGGTATTACCACTGCGGCCGGTCAAACTCTTGTTGGATCACTGCAACTAAGTGCTACCTCTGGTACAGCTACTAATGCAGCGGTATCTTCTGGTACAGAGATTGTGGGTGCAGGTGTAGCTGCTTTTTCACCTACACTATCAGCAGCTCTATCTGTTACAGAGATTGATATAAACTTCAATAATTCTGCCGGAAATTTTCATGTGTTTGAACCAAATGTGGCAGTAGCTATTGCAAGTAAACATCTGTATGCAGCCGCTACAACAACACTTAATGCAGACGCAACTGCGGGAAGATTTACAGTAGAATTAGAATACTCAGTATTCTAGGAGGGTAACATGGCTGATGCAGTAACCTCACAAACGCTTGTCGATAATGACAAAACACTTGTGATGAAGTTTACGAACATTTCAGATGGAACCGGTGAATCTGCGGTAAAGAAGGTTGATGTTAGTGCCCTAAACACTAACGGTCATGGTCAAACTTGCACCTCTGTTACTATAGATAAGATATGGTGGCAGTGCATTGGCATGAAAGTTAGAATGTTTTTTGATGCTACATCGGATGCTTTTATAATAGAGTTAGGTGAAAACCAAAGTGGTCACCACGACTACAGTGAGTTTGGTGGCCTTAAAAACAATGCGGGGTCTGGCGTGACTGGCGATATTGATTTTACAACAGTTGGACACTCTAGTGCAGATACGTATACCGTCATTCTGATGATGCGTAAGAACTATGACTAAACGTAGGCGAGATAAGCAACCGCCTAAAACAAAAAAGTATTTCCGCTCCACAAAGTCTGGGGCGGGAATGACTGCCGCCGGTGTTGCTAAATACAGACGCGATAATCCGGGCAGTAAACTAAAAACCGCTGTTACAAAAAAGAAAAACCTAACAGCAAAAGAAAAAGCAAGGCGTAAGTCATTTTGTGCACGAAGCGCCGGACAGATGAAAAAGTTTCCAAAGGCGGCTAAAAACCCAAATAGTCGTTTACGGCAGGCAAGGAGAAGATGGCGATGTTAATTAAGCAAGCATTAGTTGGTAGTATTACTACGCTATCCTTGGGTGCAATTACTTGGATGACTGTGACCCTTATAAACGTTGATAAGCGCACAGCCGTTATGTCTGTTAAGATTGAACAAAACAATGAAATGTTAAAACCTTTGTGGGAAGATTTTATTAAAAGGAGTGCAAGATATGAGCAGGCCGCAATCAAGAAGTAAAGTAAATCTAGGACGCGGTGCGTGTCCTGTGGTAAAGATGGCTAAAGGTGGTGTTGTTAAAATGAAAAAGGGCGGTAAGATTTGTCCTGAAGGTAAGGCATGGGCAAAGCGTACTTTTGATACATATCCAAGCGCTTATGCAAACCTTGCTGCAAGTAAATATTGCAAAGATCCAAACTATGCTAAAAAGGCAAAAGGCGGAAAACGAAAGGGTCGCTAATGGGCGAACTTAAAAAATGGCTAAAGCAAGACTGGGTTCGTATCGGAACGGACGGCAAAATTAAAGGTAAATGTGGTACGTCTAAAGATAAGAAGAATCCAGATAGATGTTTACCGCGTAGTAAGGCACAGTCTTTAACCAAGAAAGAGCGTGCCGCTACCGCTAAAAAGAAAAAACGTGCGGGTGCAAAAGGAAAGACAGTGGTAAAAAACACAAAACAGGCTGTGGTGCGATTAGGTAACGGAGGTTATGTACGGTAATGGGACAAGCGTATAATTCCGATGAAAGAAAATATATTAAGGCTATTGATGACTATACCTCAAAAAGGATAAGTTATTCTCAGTTTATAGATAGAACTTTACCTCTTAAAAACGTTAGCAGACGGGTTAGAGATACTTTTACAGTAACGGGCAAAAAACTGCAAGGTTTGCCTTTAGGTTACGATAAAGGTGGTAAAGTTGAAAAAGATGATGTAAATTTAAAAGGTAAACGATTTATCGCACGAGGGTGTGGGGCAGTCATGTCCAACAGACGTAAGAAAACTTTATATACTTAGGAGCAAGACATGAGAAAAAAGAAAACATATGCGATGAAAAGAGGTGGTAAAGTTAAGCCTCGTATGATGAAAAAAGGCGGTAATGTGAAGCCCCGAATGATGAAAAAGGGTGGAAACGTTAAACCTCGTATGATGAAAAAGGGTGGCAATGTTAAGCCAAGAATGATGAGTAAGGGTGGTGCAGCCAAGAAAACAATGACAATTGCACAACTACGGGCCGAAGCTAAGAAAAAAGGAATGAAGTTAGTAAAGGATACTAAAAAGGCCTAAATTTGCCGTATTTACAAAGTAACATCCCGCATTTTAAATGTTGGGTGCGTAGAGAATATACACACAATCATGAAAAATATCATGGTGAGTTTTTACACGCAATGGCTATTGCTGTTACGACAATGCCTAATAGGTGCTTGTCGTTTCAAGTAATATTTACTGGTTGTGAAAATGATGACGATGAGCCAAATGTACACGGTGGCGCTATGTGGGCGCGTATGCCGATTACCGCATTGGTAGGGGATTTTGATTTTGAGGGGTGGCCGGACCCTATGGAGACATATTTAGCACAGCCTTGGGATTGTGCCTCTCACCATCATGCTGTGTACACCTTAAACAGAGCAACGCCTTGTCCGTGGATGGCAAAGATAGGTAGTGAATTTTACCCTGCTAAATATCATTTTACAGTAGATTACACAGAAAGTGAGATAGCCGATGACCCTGCACAGCATAAGCAAAGTCACGTTCTTACCTTATTAGATGCCGGGGACTATACAGGTAATATTGTAGCCTTGCCAAACAATCGTGTCCGTGTTACTCATCCGGCATGGTTTGAGACTGGTGATGGCCCACCAGACTTTAAACCATCGCAACATATACATTACTCAAAGTCTGATTTAGATTATGTGTTGGACGTAAACCAAATTTTTGATAATATGTACGCAAACAAGGATGAGTAAATGGCCGTATCAGATAGCACAGACTTTGAACTCGACGTTGCGGAGTACATCGAAGAAGCGTTTGAACGCTGTGGATTAGAGGTCAGAACAGGGTACGATCTTAAATCTGCCAAGCGTTCTCTTAATCTTATGTTAGCCGAATGGGCTAATCGTGGTCTTAATCAGTGGACTATTACACAAACTACACAAGCACTTACCTCTGGAACAGCAACCTATAATTTAAATACAAATGTGATTGATATCTTATCTGTTGTTGTACGACGCAGTAGCACGGACTTTGCTATGGAACGGATAAGTAGGTCCACGTATTTAGGTATACCAACTAAAAGTACAACAGGCCGACCTAATCAATTCTTTTTGGATAGGCAGATTACTCCTGTATTAAAAATATGGCCTACTCCAGAAAACAGCACAGACACAATTATATTTGATGCATTAACGCGCATGGACGATGCAGATACTTTTATTAATACAATGGATATGCCCTTTCGGTTTTTTCCATGTTTGGCAGCAGGGCTTGCTTATTATATAAGTATTAAAAGAGCGCCTAATAGAACACAAATGCTCAAAGCAGTATACGAAGAGGAGTTTCAAAGAGCGATGACTGAGGACAGAGACAGAGCTTCTTTTAATGTTGTGCCTCAGTATGAATATTTTAGGAGCTCGTGATGCCTAGATTTGCACAAGGTAAACACGCTTACGCCATATCCGATAGATCAGGTTTTCGATATAAATACAAAGATATGCGTAAGGAGTGGAATGGATCTCTTGTTGGTAAGGATGAATTTGAGGCAAAACAGCCACAGCTTGAGCCTTTTCCAACTGTAGTGGATGCCATCGGTTTAAAAGATGCTCGACCGGATAGAAAAGAGCCTTTAACTGTCTCTGTTGGTCCCGGTGGTTTTCCAGAAAGAGGTGTAGCTATACGTGCTATTGCGTCGGTTGGAGAGGTTACGG